GAACGTATTCGCCCCTTTTCACGGCGATGCGGAGTTCGCGCTCCTCGACTTCGGCGAGCAACTTGCGCGCCTTGAGAGCCTCCTCGTTGCCGATCGGCACCTTGCCTGCCTTGAGTCCTCGCAGCCGGACGAACTCGCGCCAGTCGGCCACCGGCCACAAGCCATTGGACAGCGGCTTGGGCGCGCCATCGAGTTTCTGCCAGGTGGTGAGCGTGCGGCGGGTCACGCCTAACACAGCAGCAAGCTCGACGAGCGTCTTTGCATAGGCGAGTGATTCCTCACTGCCAGCTGCCCGTGATTCAATGCGCGCCCGCTCAGCTACGGTGAGCGGTTTGCCTGCAGCGACCTTACGTATTAGATTCTGCAGATCAGCCTGAAGGATCTTCTCGGCCGCCTCGGTTGAGATTCCGTCTGTGGGATTCGATTTCAAAGTAGCAGACGCAGCTGTTGCTCAGTGATCTTTTTGTTTTTGCTCAGATTGGCTCATGGTTTCACGGCCACCCACCCGGCGAAGTTCAGATGCCGCCAGAAGCAATCGACCGAAGTGAAGCCTTCTTCACGAAGTAACTCCTCGTTCCAGCGTGCGGTAACCGGGACCAGCACGCCTTCCAGCGACAGCCGCTTGCGGTCGATCTGACTGTCGGAATACCCATTCTCCCGCTTGATGTTGAGGAACAGGTTCACGAACGCCTCATCGAGTTTGGCAGTCGCGCCGAGAATCTTTTCCACGAGGATGAAGGCACCGCCTGGAGCCAGTGATTCGAACACGCGGCGGATGATTTGCTGGCGGTATTCGATGGGGGTGAACTGGAGCGTGAGCACCGAGAGCACGAGGCTGGAGGTCACACCAGGGAACTCGTGGCGCAGGTCGGCAGACTGGATGGTGACGCGATTGCCGTGCGGGTGGTAGTTGAAGTTCTGACGCGCCGCCTCGATCATCGGTTCGCTGATCTCCAGGCCGATGTAATCGTTGGCCGCACCAAAGCTCGAAACGAAAGGCAGGAGCGCCTGTCCGCGGGAACATCCCATGTCGATGATGGCGGTGCCGGGTTGCACGAAGCGCCGGCCCACCTCGAAGGTCACCATCCGCATCGCATTGTATTGGGGGATGCTCCGCTGGAGCATGTCGTCGAACACGGCGGTCACTTCCTGATCGAACTGCCACGCTCCGCGGGGAACGACTTCATCACGTTGGGCTTCACTCATGCCCGCGTGGCGGATGTCAACGCGGCAGACGCTTGACGCGTACAATGCCCCGGGCGCTGTAGCGCCTCAGAAAAAACGCGAAGACTGTCCGCATGGACGGAGGCGCGGAGTCAATACCGAATGTAGGGTGGTGTGGGACCTGGGAGTTAACTACTCCCGGGACCCGATTATGCCCTTCGCTGCTGAAAGAACGTCGCTTCTGAGATGTGCTGCTTAGACCCTTCTACGTCGCCGCTCATTCGGAGAACCGTCCCTCTGTTTCCAAGTAGATTTGAGTACACCACGTCTCCATAAAGGCGATCCCTAAAGCTATCGAGAAAGTTGGGAAGCAGAAACAGCGCCCTGCCATTATCAGATTCGACGACTTTCCAGAACAGGCCGCCATGCTCTTTTGAGCACGCTTCTTTTATCGCAAATTCGGAGTCAGGAAGGGCCAAACTAGAAATGCCTTGTATGTTGGTAGCGAGAAATGTGGCTCCGTAGAGTGCATACTCTGCCCATAGATTGTGTGCAATGTCCTCAAACTCAGCCAAAGGACTTTCTCTGCTGTTCTCGAAACTTCCAACGATACTCCTTGCGTGTGCGCGGAGACCACCGACATAGGCCTGATCCGCTTCCTCCAGCCTTCCGAGCAACTTGAAGGTCATGCCCAAGCTATTCAACACTGCAGAATTGTCACTGTCCAAGTTGTGTGCCGAAATGAGGGTCTGCCGGGCTGCGTCTAAATCGCCATTCAATTGCTGCGATACGCCTAACGCCAGCAGAACTGGAGCAATATCAGGGAGCATATCCGCAGCTTTCTGGTGGCAGGCAATAGCCTCTTTGTAATTCTCCTGAAAACGAAGGCACTGACCTTTTAGGTGCCAAAGGTCTCCATCTGTAGGAGCTGTGGTGATCGCAGAGTCGAGGATATCCTCCGCCTCTTCGAAACGTCCATTTTGGATGAGTTCGGATACGACGGCTTTATTGTAGTCTTGCATCGGATTATCTTGGCATAACGTAAGATGTGCGCCCATCGGCGCGATTGAAAGGAAAATGAATTGAATTTGAAAAGCTTATGGCCGGTTGGTGCGTCACGACTTGTTCTGCTAGGGTTTTCTTTACCACGTTTTGACGTCATCCTTAGTTCTAGGCTTGCGGTCGGGGCCATCGCTCCAGACGGCAACGCGTCGGCCATCCAATACTTCGCCATTCACATCCAGCTTCTCGTCATAATCCAGATCCATCCGAATCTTGTAGCCTCCTCCCCAAGGGTCGTAGAGACCAAGGACACTACTTCCGCTTGTTCCATAAATAAGACCGTTCTTTCTACCTTTTCCCTCATTCACCGATAGGAACTTTACGCCTCGGGTGTTCAGCGTAATATTCAAGCCTAGCAGTTCCTCTAATATCGCAGAATCCACATCAGTCGTTACGGTAGCATCCGATTCGCCGTTCTGGGGCAAACTGCCGTATTTAGTATAGAAATTGTTGACGGCGGATTCAAGAGCGGTCGCGGTGGCGAGGCAGGTAAACTTGCGAGCTTTTTGAATGGCTGAATTGCCTTCAGCAAAGCCAGCCGTGGCCAATGCAACAAAAATTGCTGTGAAGATGTAACCAAGGATCAATCCAGCAATCGCTAGGCCATTCCCTTGCAGGATGCTACCAGACTTCCTAATCCTGCCCAAAGCCATGTGGCCTGTGATGATTGCCGGAATCCCGGTAAGAGGACCCAAAAACACACCGCAAATTCCGCATACAAGGCTAGCTGTGGCAAGACCGCAGGACGCTGTTGAATTAGGCGTCGGAGGAGATGAAGTATTTTGCATGGTTTACAATTGGTCGGTGATATTAGGCGAGGCCGTAGTCTTCAATTCTTACAGAACAGCTTTTTTAGTAGGGTCTTCGGGCGTGATATCCGGAGCAACCAATTCGGGAGCGTGGACAGCAAACCGTTGATTCGCAAGGACTTTTTCAGATAGAGTGCGTATATCCGGCGCGTGGGTTCTGGCCGCTTGTCGGAAACATGCCATGGCTGATATCACGGGCTCCACCACCGGCAAGCCGTCCAAGAACCCCGAGGCCGCCGGCCAACGGGCTGCCAGCGAGGCTCCCGCCATCGGCATGGCCGTCCAAAATCAGCCAGGTAGCCGCTTGATGATCCGTGTGCCTTCGGTCAGGCAGGTCCCTTCAGGCGTCACCCAGAAGCACGGGATCGAAAACTTCGCATACATCTCGCGAGTCCTTGGGTTGCTTTCGATCGCGATGTAGCGGGCGTCATCGCCGTGGGTGGGGAATACGTCCTTCTTGAGCAGGTGCTCCTTGATCGCCGGTGGATTCCACCAGCCCTTCGGCGCGAAGCAAGCGTCCTGGGGGCGCCAGCCAGTTTGCTCCTCGATGCGGTCGAGCGTTTTGATCGTCCAGGTTTCCGGGCGGGCGGTGATAAGAACGACCGTGTGAGGCCGCACAAGTTCCACAAGCCACTGGCGGTATTGCTCGTTGGCCAATCGCTTGTCCATGCGGACGGGCGTGGTGCCGCGTGCCGGATTATTGGAAACCAGCGTGTAGTTGAGGTCTAGCAGGATGATCATAGGGTAGTCTGAAGACGTTGCGAGAAGGCGTCCATGGCGCATTTCGCGAGATCCATGCGAGTGCCGTCTGGATAGGGCAGGTTAAACTCAAACTCGATGGCGGCACGAAGGCGGGCGGGATCAACTGGCAAGGCTGACGCGCAGGCCGCGTTGATGTTGTTGGAAAAGTCATCGACCTTCACCGAGCGGAAGAACGTGCCGAAGAGATCTTTGAACTCGGATACCGTGTGATACTTTTGGACCTTGGGTTTGTCCTGAAAATCACCGATACGAATCCCGGGTTCGTAGTCGAGGCGGAACGCGATGTTGCCCGCGTTGCTCTCGTTCATGAAGGCCTTGCCATTGACCTGCCGCCAGCCGGATTCACCTGCCGATGATGCGCAGGCATAGACCTTGGTGAAGGGCTTGCACAATGCGGCGCAGAGGCAGGCGATGTGCTCGCGGTCTTCACGGAACGGCACGGAATTCAGCACGCTTGCGATGAAGATGCTGGTCCATTCCTTGCCCGCTGCGACTTCGGCTAGAAAGGTGCGCGCCAGTTCCACGCTCTCCGCTTTGTTGATGCCCCCGGGTCCGAGGCGATACGGCTCGAACGGAGTGCAGTCGATCCCGGCCTGGCGCAGGAGGAAGGTTTCCGTCAGGTGGCCGGCCCCGAAGTCGAGGATGGTCGATCCATGTTCCTTGGTCCAGCGGGTGCGGTCGGATGCTTTGCCGATGTCGAAATCCTTGCACGGCTTCGCGCCGTGCGTGGCGAAGATGAATCCGTTGCCAAGCTCGCGCCTCACGCGGCGTGCGCGGCGGAACGAATTGAAGCGGAGCATGTCGGCATAGCGCGTGTGGATGTCGAAATCCATTGAGAGCAGATTCATCATGGCCCGGGCGAATTCCGCCTCCTCCTCGGTGACGAACACGACCGGTGCGAACGCTGCGCCCTTTTCGGCCAGCATTTCCAAACGACCGATACCGTTGATGACCGTGAGATCCTCGCGGCAGACGATGGGCATGAGGATTCCGTGGCGGTGCAGCGTGCGGGCGAGGTTGCGTGCATACTGGATCCAGCGGCCCGAGTTCACCTTGCAGAGATCCTTGACGGCGACTTCCGCGGGCTTGAGGCAGCGAAGGAAACCATCGCTGCCGACCTCCTTGTCGGGGATGCAGGCAGCGAGCGCCTCAATGTCCAGCGATTGCAGTTCGCTGGTGACCCTGCCGGGCGTGCTGTTGAAATCGAAATCGTTGGTCGCCCGGTTGAAAACGATGTTGAGCGCCTTGCGCTGGTCGAGGTCGAGAGCCTTGGTCCGGGATACCGGAACATGCGTGGCACCCATGCGCGATGCGACGAGGTGGCGCTGGTGGCCGGAAAGAATCTCGCCGTCCGAGTCGGCGAAGATCGGCGCGATGAAACCGAGCTTGCGAAGGGACAGTTCAATCAGGTCAAGACGCTCGGCAACTGCCGACCTTGGGTTGTAGGTCGATGGCCTAACGGCGTCGATGGATTCGAGGGTGATGTTCATAGTCCGAGGCGACTGCGGATTTCGTTGAGCACGCTTTCCTTGTCGAAACCGGCGTCTTGTTTCACGCGGTCACACCACGCGATGAATTCTTCCTGAGTGATACGGAACCGATAGAGTCCAACCGCGACGGTGACGTCGCTCTTGTCGAGTTCCTTGTCGTGGCGGTCGTCGTCATCCTCGTCATCGTCATTGCCACCCGGATTGAGTAGTCCCTCGATGTCGGCAGGCTCGAAGCCCGCGAGGATCGTATCGAAGTCGATGGCTTTCCACTCGCTGGCGATTTTTTCGAGTTCGTTGAGATCGACCGTGGAAAGTTCGGCCAAACGATTGTCTGCCACCAGCACGGCGATTTCATCGTTCTCGCTGGCGAAGTCCTGATAGTCCACCGGCACGACTTCCGCGCCGAGGTGCTTGGCAGCCATCAAGCGGCCGTGACCGGAAACGATCAGGCCGGTGAGATTGGAAACGGTGATTGTCTGCCGCCATCCGAAGTAGCGGATGTTTTTGGCGAGCAGTTCAATCTGCCGCTGCGGGTGGGTGTTCGGGTTGCGCGGGTTGGGCTTCAATTCGCCCACCGGCACGAGCTTGTCGAAGCTGCACCAGACTTCGATGCCATTGGCGAGTGTGCGGGCTTTGGGAGAATCATCCGTCATCGTCGCTTTGGATGGTGTCAACGGCATGGGTGACTTGCGCGAGCAGGGGGAGGATTTCCTTCCACGCATCCGGCGGGCACCATCCGAGGGCAAACCATTCGCGGCTACCGGCCACGTCGCGCCATTCCACGGTGACCGGTGTTTCTCGCCGCATGTCCGGCGAGCGGTAGCGGAACACGGCGCGAGCGAGACGACCACTGCGGTCAAAGGTGATCTGTTGGATTCTCGCCTTCATGAAAGCCCCTCCGCATCCAGCCAGGATTCCAGATCGGCCAGCGCGGCCCGGACGCATCCGCCGCTGCCCACAGCGATCCGCAACGACGTCTGTTCATCGACCGGCCAGTGACGGCGGAGCATCGTGGCGATTTCCTCGGTGGAGGGTGCCGCGAGCTTGATCGACTGGAAGCGCGTCTGGAACCGCTCTGTGAGCAGGTCGAGTTGCAGGTTGCTGGTGCCGATCACGGCACGGCCCGGTGGCAGGCGGTCGAGATAGCTCAGGAGCAGGTCCTGTGCATCCCGCGTGCAGCGGTCCATTTCGTTGATGATCTTCACCGAATAGACACCGAACAGCGAACAGACACCCAGCGTGCCCATCCACTGCTTCACGGTTTCGACGGTGACGAGCTTGCCGTTGTATTCCTCGATGCCGAATCGGGTTCCGGACAGGGCATCGGCCACCATGTCGGCAATGCTGGTCTTACCTACACCGGGCGGGCCGTAGAGTAGGATCTTTACCGGAACGGCGGGATCATTGTGGAGCTTGCTTGCCTTGGCGACGAGTCGGCGGGCGACGGTGGCGGCGGGGCCGCAGAGGTCATCGGGTCCGGTAGGTCGCCACGCCAGCGGAGAGCTTGCGGGGCACGGTGTAGGGTTCGGCAGAATCTTGAAGAGTTGTGACATGGGGATCTTGGTTGGAATTGGTGATGGTCCTGGCGACGGCCTCCGCGCCCTTGCGGTAAACCGTGACGGCGAGCAGTTCGCCATCGACGATCACCGACCAGTAGCGCGTGGCGTAGCCATCGGGTTTGCGGTATTTTTCGACTGCGACCTTCATCAGAAGTTGTAGTCGTGGAATTGGCGGCGGCCGGGAATGACTGGCTCGCCGTTGGTGGTGCGGAACCAACCATCCTTGCGGCGGCTGGCGCGGTGTGTCGCCCCTTCGGGATTGGGCGAGTATTGGTAGGTCTGCTCGGTGTTGTTGGTGCAATGACCGCCAAACCCACCGGCGACGAACTCGGGTTTCCAGTCGTCGAGAACGGCGGTGTTCTCCTGCATCCAGAGGGTCTTACCGCTGGATCTGATGCGCATTACCGTACAGGCGGTGCGGTCGGAGTAGTGGCAGACGGTCGCGCCACCACCGACGGTAGGTGTCCAGTCATGTGCGCTCATTTACCCCAACCCTCCCTCCGACTGCGGGTCTTGATCGTGTTGGGCGAAAGGCCGAAGTGCTCGGCGGTCTGCTTCACGCTGCGGCATTCCTCCCAATGGGAACGGACCTGTGACCAGTGTTCGTCGCCGTGGCCGGGATTGCCGACCTTCTTTGCGGGCGTGGGTGGCGTGACCTCCGCTGGCGTTGGTTCGGGCTCAGCCGCGTCGGCGAACGCGTCGTAACGTCCCGGTCCGGCCTCGGGTTCGGGCCTGGTGAGCGGCACGATATTCATGGCTGGCGTGGCGTTGCTGCTCTCGGCGAGGATTTCCGCGACGATCTCGCGGATGAGTGGCACCGGTATTTCGGTGATGGTGAAGACCAGTCCGTTGAGCGTCTTGCGCCCGATGGACTGCTTGAGAAACTTCAAAGCCTCACCTCGGGTGCGACCCTGGTAGCGGCCTTCGAAGACGTTGGTTTCCTTGTCGTCGCAGACGATCCAATACAGTTTATTCATGATGGTGTTAGTTCAATGGTTGGGGTTGATGACGTTGCCGTCGGTGTCGATCCGGACGCTGAACACCAGCAGTCCGAATTTGGTTGGCTTGGCGAAGTCGGCGCGGAACTCGCGGGCATGAATGCCGGCCATCAGATCGAC